GAAACTGATATATATCCAATCTTTTTAACTAAAAATTCAAATCAAGAATTTGATATGTCTTCTGCTGATTTGTCAACGGAATTTATAGAGATAATAGGAGGAGATTGTACAAAAAAAACAGAACAAATTCCTAAAGAGGATAAACCTAAAGAAGATAAACCTAAGGAGGATAAACCTAACGAGGATAAACCTAAAGAAGATAAACCTAAAGAAGATAAACCTAAAGAGGATAAACCTAAAGAAGATAAACCTAAAGAGGATAAACCTAAAGAAGATAAACCTAAAGAGGATAAACCTAAAGGTAAAAAATCCAAATCTACAGAAAAATATTGTAAATTATCAGATACTAAGCTAAGACGTAGATGTACTAAAACAAAACTAAAGTCTGAAAATTCTGACGAATGCTTGTATGATTATAAAACAAATTACTGTAGAATTAAGAAATAGATTTAACTTAAAATGTTTGCATATTTCATGTACGAATTGTTGTATGTAATTGCAATTTTATCTATTTGTGGCTATATATTCTATTCTTGGTATAATCCTAAGCTTGTATATGTAAAATCCAAGATAGATGATAAAACTTATGTGGTTAGAAACGTTAAAAATAAACAAAAGGCTGCAGATTTATTAGCTGAAGTTAGTGTACGTTTACATAAATTAGTTGATAAGTTTAGCACAAAATATGGTAATAGTGATGAAAGAGTAAATTTAATGTCAAAAAGATTTAAAAATCATGAAATAAGGGAAGCCTTACCCAAATCAGGTCAAACAAGCTATAGTCTTAATAAGGGAGAAAGAATAGTTCTTTGTTTAAGAGGAAGAACCAAAAATGAAACAATTGCTGATGTGAATACAATTATGTTTGTTGCTTTACATGAAATGGCTCATATCATGACTATATCTATAGGTCATAATCAAGAATTTTGGGATAATTTCCGATTTATTCTTGCTCATGCCATAAAGTGGGATTTATATACCCCAGTCGATTATAAAGATTCACCAAAACAGTATTGTGGAATTAAAATTACAGAATCTCCTTTGAAAAAAGCAGATTCCGATAAATATTTTGGATGTGCACCATGTAAAAGTCCTCCTTGTCAGTGTTAAAAACAGATTAAGACCACTTTAAGAACTACATTTTATAGAAAGAAGTATGGTTGATTTTATGCTGATATTTTCATCATGTCTTATTGCTGGTTTAACAAGTATACTTATTAAAATGGGTACAACTATCAAATATGAAGATATAGATATAAGACATCCTAAATTATTTCTTAATGTTTTTTGCCATCAATATATTCTGGATCCGTTACTAACATTTCTTATAGTATTAGCATTTCGTCCCCCAATAACACAGGTTTATGGTATGTTCATATTGGCAGTTACACCTGCAACAGCCGCGGCCAGTGTAACAGCTTATACTGTAGATGCGAATGTACCACTTGCACTTGCATTATCCATGGGTTCTGTGACTCAAAGTATCATATTCACTCCGTTAATATTTACAGCTTTGTTGGAATCATATAGAATAATTGGAAACATTGATAATAAAGAAAAAATTAGTCTTCCATACGGTCGAATGTTTGTATTAATGAGTTATGTAATGTTTCTTATTGGTATTGGATATAAAATACGTGAAAAATGTAGTGAAAATTTTGTAAAAAAAATAGGAAAGTTTTTTCTGAGATCGAGTCTTATTCTTATGTTAACTGCGCTTGCTTTCTATTTAGCAAGTAGAACATATATTGAGCCTATGACATCAAACAATCCTTATACATATTATGGTTCTATGTTACTGATGATTTTTAGTCAGTTATTATTCGCGCATTTCCCAGTTTGTAATTTAGAATCTAAACAAAAAGATGCAGTAGTATTAGTAAGCACAAGACGTAGTCCTGGTATTTCTCTTGCTATTACGGCATTATCATTTCAATCATCCGATAAATTAGGAGAAATTATAGCATATGTTTTGGTCTATAGTATGATTCGTGATTGGAGTACAATGCCATATCTTATGCAATTACGTAAGATTCGTCTTGGACATTATTGTTATAAAAAGAAAAACATAGAAGAAAAAGAGGAGGAAACACCTAATGACTCAGTTATGTGTGAAGAAGGTAACATAACTTCTGATAATATTAGTGCGGATAATATTAGTAGTAAATCACCTGTAAAGATTGAGCTTCCACCACTAGGTTTGCGGTATACTATGTATGCTCCTCAAAAATCCTAGAATATGAATATTACATCGAATTCAGTTTTGCGAATATTTTACCACACATTGTAACATCTTCTCCCGCACGATGTTTTTGAACAATATTTGTTTCAAACAGAGAGTTATATAAATTTATAAGCTTATATTTATGAGGTTTATAAGGTCCTTTAACTTTTTTCCTTGCAAACTCCATCACACAAATAAACTTCTTTTTATTGAACTCTTCAATGAAATCTGTACAACCATATCGATAGGCTTCAGATAACAATACATTAATATCAAACTGTGCATTATAAGCCAGAACCGTATTAACATTAACCAAATCTTTTTTGAAGTTTTCAAGAACTTCTTTAAAAGGTTTGCCTTCTTTTAAAGCAGTATTGTGTTCAATACCATGTATTTCCGAATTATTTATTTCAAAATTATCAGGATATATAATACTTGACATTGGTTCTTCAAACTTCCAAGAATCATTTAGCTTAGATATTTTTCCATATCCAAGCTCAACTAATCGAGAACTATCATAATATTTGGTCTTTTTAGGATGATAAAATCTTTTATTTGTGTATTTTAACTTCTTGTCCGCTTTTTCAACGGGGATACCAGTTGTTTCACAATCAAATACTAAGATAGGCATATCTCTTATTTTTAACTAAGGATTCTACTATTCATTTTTATACATTTATATGTTTATCATATGGGGCTATATTCCCATTTATTCGTATCCTTCTAAAACGAAACATAATATGTTTATAATATACTTTATTATTCAATAAATATCTAGCCATTACCGTTTCTGAATGAAGAGACATGAATTTGCTAATTGACAATAACTTATGAAATAATTCTCCGTATATTCTATAATTATTATAGTTTGTAATTGCAAATCTATCATTAAACTTCCAAAGCCACGACTTTTCATATTTAACATCAAAATCAGGTATACATATTCGACTATTAGATACAGACTTGAAAAAACTTTCCTCTAATTTATTCAAATACTCTACATCTGGTCGTAAAAAGATAATATAGTCGAATCTTGTTTTAGTGTCTTTTATCATTTTTGTTAATTTCATTTTTGAATATTGAGCCAATATAAAATTATCTACTGAATGATATTGTGTGTTCCAAGGATCCGGATATTTTCTGTATTGTTCCAGATTTAGATTTTTCTTAACTTCATCCTGGTTCTCTATTACAAAATAATCTGGATTAAGCAATTTATATTCATCATTATCCATTTGTGTTGTTGATTCCCCAGTCCTGACATTATTGTAGCTATCTAAAGCATATGTATGTAAAAATATTTTGAAATCATAACCAAGCTCATTAAGTGAGTCAGTTATATTATGTTTTATCGAATCAATTGTAAATTTCAAGCTTCTTGTTATACCAAAAAAACCAAGTGCCACTTGCATTATTTCTAATATTATTCATTTTGATTACAAAAACCCCAACATATAATACTGATTCTTCCTTGGGTTTCGTTCATTTTTGGAGGGATACCATGTCTCCAAGTAGTATTTATTTTTCTTCCAAAACCGTAACACATTGAATTTTGTAAAACAAACTCAGTTCTTGTTCCGGTTTTAGCATGTTGAAATGCTATACTTCTTTCTGCTCCAAAAGACACTCCAATTGTAATATTTTGCTTCTTAGCCTTCTCTGGGTCTAATGCAGCCGCATCAAAATGGTATGGTTTCCACTCATCACCTTTCTCATACAAATTGAATCGGGTAGCATGTATATCCATGTTAAAGTAATTCGCTATTTTGTCTATTACTTTGTTAAATAATGGACTTTTATCTTTACATTTTGCTCTATCATTCATTATCCAATGAGTTCCATCCAGTTCCTTATTACCATGCCATGCACAAAAATCATCATAGTTCATCTCATCCATTAACTCATTATAAGCATTCCTAATATCACTAAAAACATTTAGAAATAAAGCGGGTACAAGGATGACATCATTCTCCTTAATTGGATATGCAAAACGAGGCCATACACCATAACCAACTTGTACTCTTAGATCCGCAGGACTATAATCCGGTTTAAAACAAATCGTATTACGCCGCTTCCTTTCCTCATAAGTATCAGAAGCAGGTAATCGTGTAGACATTACTACTTAATAAAGCTATATTTTTATACTTGATATAATGAAGAATAACAAAACAGATGAATTGATTGCTTTATTAAATAAATCAAAACATTTAGCTTTTAGTGATATAGAAATGAAAACCATTATAAACAATATAGAAGCTCTCTTAAATAAAAGAAAATACTTAAAAAATTTACCTAAAAAGCTTATTTCTAATGGTTGTTGTATGTTAGGTTATTATTTTGGAAAAACTCATAATTATCATAAGGCTATTTTTTGGTTGAATAAATTAGAAAATGATACACAAGATTGGATACTGTTTAAAGATACCTTATTTCCTATAATGATTAGTAATGCTAACGAAGAAAGAACTGTAGTTAATGATTTAACTACACAATTTAATACTTACTTAAATTCTGGTGCTATTATTTCCTATAATTCTAATATTTTAAGTCATTCATTTTGGTATGCATATATTGATAATAATCCAAAAGAAATTTATGAAAAATATTCGCTATTACAAGCGAAAGTATTCCCATCTCTATACAACAATAATTATTCAATATCTAATTATAGAAGTTCTTCTTCAAAGATAAAATTAGGTATAATTTCATCTGCATTGTTTCCAAGACAAGATTTAAACATTCAAACCATACACTCTTCGAGTATTAGTGATAGTTTTTATTCAACTTTATTACACTTAGATTCAGATAAGTTTGAATTAATTTTCATCTATTATTCGTCCAACAAAAAATATAGTTTTGAGAAAAATAAAGATGTCTTTATTCCAAATTTATACGGAAATCCCAATTTAATAAGGGAATGGCAAAGAAAAATTGCAAATTTAAATTTAGATATTTTGTTATATTTAGACCTACATATTGAGTCTGGCTTGAATTGGTTAGCTCAATCAAAATTAGCAAAAATTCAAATTTTAACACACGGACATCCAGTAACTTCAGGCATAAACAAAGAAATCATGAATTATTTCATCTCTTGGGAAGCTGCTGAAATTGAAACTGCTCAAGAACACTATACAGAAGAATTGGTTCTGATTCCCAAAAACATAATGTGGGAAAAATTTATTCCTAGAAACAGTATTCATCAAATCTCAATGGTAAATGGAAAATCTTGGAAAAATATTAATAGAAATTATTTTAAATCAGAATTAAAGAATATTAATGTGGAATCAAACTGGTATTTTTGTTCACAAGCAACATTCAAATTGAATTATAACTTTGATTCAATGATAAAAGGAATCATGGAAAAAGACTCAAATGCTGAAATTATAATGATTCATGTTGACTCTGAATTATATGAATTGAAAGTTTTATTTATAAAACGTTTGAAAGATAATGGAATTGATTTGAATAGGATTCATTTTATTGCTAAAATGCCTCATCATATTATGATGGCAATGTATAATGTAATTGATGTATCACTGGATAGCTTCTTTTTCGGAGGAGATACAACAACCAGAGAAGCATTTGAAATAGGAACTCCAATCGTTACTTTGCCCCATAAATATTTAGGAAGTCGATGGACTTATGCGTATTATACTTATATGGGAGTTCTAGATTTAATTGCTAAAGACCCTATAGATTATATTAATATAGCAGTAAATGTTGCTACAAATAAGAGTTATGCACAAGATATTCGTAATAAAATAAAGAAAAATTCTCATAAAATATTTAACAGTAAAGATGCTTCAAAAGCATGGGGTAATGTTCTTGAAAGACTATATAATAAATTACCTATTAAAGAAAATAAAATGATTGAGTCAGACCAACTATTACGTGTAATGTTAGTGGATGCACCACATACAGAGTTTATTGTAAAGAAAGAGCATTTACAGGAAATCCCATCAGGAGACAGTGTTCCTGATGAAACGGATGAAACTACTACTATTGATGAAATTGAAATTGAAAAAGATGAGAAAAAAACACTAAAGGGGGGAACCGAATTAATGCAAGATCATATACAAGATATTTTAGAAGTTTATTCTGACAAATTTAATGTTATTACAAACATATTTGAACAGAAAGATACAATTGATACTAAAAAATCAAATATATACTGGTGTCATGATAATGAAGGTGATCCTTTGTATCAAAATATCAAGAGGGAAGATATATTCGTATTTGTAACAGAATATCAAAAGAAAAATTTTATTGAATATTATTCACTTGATTCATCGAGATGCCATGTAATTAAAAATGCGATTATACCTATTGAAAAACACAAAAAACCCAATGATATATGTCGATTAATATATATGTCAACTCCACATCGTGGTCTTGATATATTAGTAACTGTATTTGAGAAATTAGTTCCAATACTAAAAAGGAATAATATTAATGTTCATTTGGATATTTATAGTTCATTTGAAAGATGTGGGAGAAAGGATTTAGATGATTCAGAATATTTCAAATCTCTTTATGAAAAAATAATTAACCATGAAAATATGACTTATCATGGAAGTGTAAATCATCATAAAATTATAGAAGCTTTGAAAAAAACTCATATATTTGCATAT